CGTCAAGATATACCAGTTCCGTAGTGGCGTTGTTCATGAGCACATAAACTTTTGATACATTGGTCATACCGTTCTCCTAGTAAAGTTAAAAACAATCCCACGTTGACGTGGGACGCTAAGTAAGGAGCCTTGCAACTTGCTCTCCCTACCAACTTCCATTGTATCATAACTTGACATATTAGTCAAGCTTGTTGTATGACTTTCTTATTTGATGGGAGTCTATTGTTTACGTGCGTACGGTCTCCTCTTGCTGAAAAGATCATCGCCACGTTTACCATCGCGGTATCGGTTATAGAGAGTGCTTACAGGCATCTCTAGTTTCCTTGCCCAATCAGCTAGGTTGTGCACCTCTCCTTTGTATTGGACTACTATGGCGTTGTAGACATTGATGCCTAGCTTTACGTGGGGTCGTACTTGTGCAAAAAGATCATCTCCTCTTGAGCCTCGGATATAGCGCATACGCAGTGTGCCGTAAGGTATCGCGCCATCTAGGAAGTCCACCCATTGTTTGAGTGTGAATGAATGACCATCGTGCTCTATCACGACTGTGGCAACTGAGTTTTTGTAGTTCAGGGGTCTGAGTAACATAGTATGGTTAGGTTAGGGTTGATAAAAACATAAAAGAGCAGTCCAATGTGTGAACTGTTTAATATGTGCTAGTAATTGTAGCGGCTCTATGCAAAAATGCAAGGGGGAAATCTGTTCTAGGAAAATTGATTTGTACTAAAATGAAACTTTACTAATTGCAACAAAATTTTGAGGGGTGATCGCGCTAAGTTGTTGATTTTATTAAGAAAAATAATTAAAAATATATAAATATATAAGCTTGTGTCAAATGTTCTGCATTTTTTGAGGTATGTGCCGGCTGGCTGCTTCGTTTTGTCGTAGAACATGATTTGCACTCGCTGCCTTAACCTCGCTCTGCCACGTTCTGCCAAAGTTGATCTCGTCCCCCCCATACTACCTCGTACGCCTAGAACATTGCCCCAGATCGCGTAAGTCGTTGATTTATAAGGCTTTCGCTGTAGATTGTGCTACCGAATGTTCTACCCGAAAGTGGTCACCTTTTAGAACAGAGCTTAATTTTTAAGCAAAATCTATCGCCTAAGTTTCTCAGATTCTATCTTTTGGGGTAAAACTTCAGTTCTGATAAAATTAGCTGATACAAACGGGGTAAAATCTATCACCTAAGTTTCTCAGATTCTATCTCGTTGGGTAAAACTTCAGTTCTGATAAACTTAGCTGATACAAAGTAGACTCCACGCATACATGGGACGCTATTTAAGAACCTTGTAAACCACGCGCAATCACACGCACGCGAACACATATAACTGGTATCAAAAAAGCAGGGCGAAAAAAAAACCCGACATGGCGCGAAACCATGTCGGGTTGGGTGGCTAATTAGCCATAGGCTCTCCAGAATGCATCGACTGCAACTTTGAATTGTGCAGGGTTTGCAGTAGTGTCACCCTTTGCGGTTTTGACCTTGGCAGACTTTTCTAGCAGATGAAATGCCTTCTCCACCGAATTGATGAAGTCTAGGGTTTGACGTGATCGGGTTTTCCCATTGCTGAGTAAACTTTTAGCGGCGCGTTTTAGGTCACTTAACCTATTGGAGCAATAATCCGCACAATTTTCTCTCACCCGTTTGATCAAGGCGTGAAGTGCTGGGCGCGTGTTGGCGAGTTTGCCGAATTCTTGGCTTGAGTAAGAGTAAGCATACGCCACGCCGACTTCGATTTTCTCGACTGACTTATTAGCCATATGCTCAGGCGTTGCCTCCACATAGTGGTCGGCGATAACGGCATAGGTTTTCGCTGGGTGAAGACTATCGTACTTCATGCGATACCCTTCATAGTATTGCTCTTTCGCCTCAGGCGAAATTGTCTCAGGGAAACCCGCCACATTAGCGATAGCATAACGCGCGACAGCTTCGAGGGTCTGAGCCGCGCCGGCTTGTTGATATGCGCTATCCTTTATTGAAGTGAAAGCGGTTTGCACAGAGGATTCTGCGACTTTGGTGGTTTTAGTAGCCATGTTCAATTCTCCATAAGTTTGAACGTTAATGAAATGTCAGTAGATGATTTTCTAGCTGACAATGTATATATAGCGGATTCAATGTGATTAAGTAAAGTCCCATCGAAACGTGGTGCGTTAAATAACGCGCTTGACGTGCTCGCGCCTAATGCGCTCGGAAACAAATAACTGGTATCAAGTGGTACAGGAGGCTAAGCTCCTGTACCAACTATCAACACATGATTGGAATGTTGAACTCTTCAGCGAAGCTGCGCATGGTTGCGGCGTCTGCCGCCGCTGCGTGCTTGATCATGGCAGATAGCGCTCTGCTCACTTCATCCATCGGGTTACCTGCAACCATCCAAGCATACAGGTGTGTGAGTTCTGTCCAGTTAGTCTTACTCATGCGAATGTCCCCCCTGCTATGTTAGTGATACGAAATGTGTGCCAGCCCTGCTCGATGAGTTGGCGCTTGAGTCTTTCGACTGCGCCGTGTGTACCAAGCTTAGCAACCAGCCACTCTTTGCGGCGCTCTTTGATGCCGCGAGGTATTGCGTATAAACAGATCATGATGTGTTTTCCCTAATGTTAAAGATGAAAAAGGGAGGCGATTCAGCACCGCCTCCTGAGTTGCCTGACGCACGTGGATGCGCCAGATGTTTACCTTGCCGACTGTCACTGTCCGTCTCTTCCGTGGAAGATGGCCGCTATAAAGATCAGCACGACAATGATTACTAATGATCCTAGTTGGAACATCTCTTTGCTGGTTAGCATTTCCATTTGATTCTCCTAAGTGATGGGGGCCGAAGCCCCCTGATTGATTAGCGGCTGTAGCGAACTGCAACCGTGCGGCCGAACATGTTCACGACCTTGATGAACACATCTGCCTTGGGGTAGGCATACATCCATTGCTTGGCAGATACCAAGCTCCATGCCTTGTGTGTTACTGACTTGTTACCCCATAGAACTTTTACTTTATACATATCATTCTCCATTGGTTGTGATGCAACACCGCGTTACATCTGCTATCTATATAGCTGATGGCTTTCATATAAGTCAAGTTCCAGCGACCCACCCGCACCCGACCCCCCAAACCATTCTTGGGACTCCTCTTTGCTCCTTACTCTAGGAGCCAAACAAATAACTACATATTTTTCCAAATCTCAACCCCACCCCCTCGTTTACAGAAACACCCCCCGGTAGGATTCCTTACCTCCTCATTGCTTTACATAAAGATATATTTTTGTGTTACATTTGCTTTGACATGAACGACGAAGTATTAGTACCGCTTATCGAGGAAAACATTCCTCTGCCAGAGAGCGCAAAAGATGCACTCCCTGAGCTATCCGCTGAGCAAGAATTGCAAATGCGAGCAAACGTTATTAAGCTAATGTCAGACCTCACGGGGCAAGAACTTACCCCCACCCCCGAGAATGCAAATCAGGCCCAGTCTCTTGCACGCGAAATGGTGAATAATCCGCAGTACCGACCTGACTATTCCAAGTACCCAAACGAAACATTGGCAATGCTTGCAGGTATGGTGGCGCAGATGAACGTGTCTATAGTCGAAGAGCTATCAGACTTAAAAATGTATGTCGTCAACAAGCTTGTTGCAGAGATAGAAGAAGCTAAAGACCCCAAAGTGCGAGTTGCCGCACTGTCAAAACTAGGGGAAATTGATGGTGTAGATGCCTTCAAGAAGCGGAGTGAAGTTACTCACAAGCATATGTCTATTGAAGAAGTGGAAGCTGAGCTTCTCAATACCCTAAGCGCGATTGAAGGACAGGTTATTGACGTAGAAGCCAAAGCTATATTCACTAAAGGGACTGATGACGAGTCCTAAATTAACTCCTGCCCAGCTTGCAAAGCTAAAACAAGCTCTGCCAACAATGCCCGATGCACAAAAACGCCGGGTATTGGAGCTAATGAAGGAGTATCAGACTCAGATGACACAGGTAATTGGCAAGGATTCGTTCCTTGACTTTGTCAGACACGTCTATCCGGGGTATAAAGTCGGCCCACACCACTTAAGATTGATTGAAATCTTCGAAGCAATAGCTCGCGGAGAGAAAAAACGTGTGATTGTGAACATTGCACCACGTCACGGTAAGTCAGAACTCATTTCTTATCTAGCACCAGCGTGGTTTCTGGGTAAATATCCACACAAAAAGGTTATTATGGGCTCACACACGGCTGATTTGGCCGTGCAATTTGGCCGAAGAGTAAGAAACTTGGTCGGTTCTGAGTCTTATAGAAACATTTTTCCACAGATTGAGTTGCAGAGTGATTCAAAATCCGCATCACGTTGGGGCACAAATTTCAACGGCGAGTATTTTGCTATTGGGGTTGGAGGCGCTCTTGCTGGTCGCGGTGCCGATTTATTTATTATTGATGATCCGCACTCTGAGCAAGAAGCTAAGACTGGACGCCCAGACGTTTTTCTACCTGCTTGGGAGTGGTTTCAATCTGGTCCTCTCCAGCGTCTTATGCCGGGTGGGGCCATTATTGTAGTGATGACAAGGTGGTCAAAACTTGACCTTACGGGCCAAATTATCACGCAAATGGATCGAAATGATGACGTAGACAAGTGGGAAGTGATCGAATTTCCCGCTATTAAAGACGATGGCACTGCATTATGGCCAGAATTCTGGGATGTTGACGAGTTATTAGCTAAGAAAGCAGCTATTGATATTCGGTACTGGAATGCCCAGTATATGCAACAGCCTACGTCGGAAGAAGGCGCGTTAATCAAGCGAGAATGGTGGAATATGTGGGAGGAAGAGAACCCTCCGCAGTGTGAATTTACCATTATGTCGCTGGATGCGGCACAAGAAGCCAACAATAGGTCTGACTATAATGCTCTTACTACGTGGGGAGTATTTTTCAACGAAAAAACAGATAATTTTGCGATTATCTTGCTTAACTCTATCAAGCGACGCCTTGAGTATCCTGACCTTAAGGCTTTAGTATTAGAAGAGTATAAAGAGTGGGAGCCTGACGTATTTATTGTGGAGAAAAAATCTTCTGGTTCTGTGCTTTACCAAGAGTTTAGACGTATGGGTATCCCAGCACAAGAGTTTACGCCGGGCAAGGGGCAGGACAAGATTTCCCGAGTCAATGCAGTTTCAGCTTTGTTCCAAGGTGGTGTTGTGTTTGCACCGGATCGTAGGTGGGCCAAAGAAGTTATAGAAGAATGTAATGATTTCCCCTCTGGGCAAAATGACGACTTAGTGGACTCGACTACATTAGCCCTGTTAAGATTCCGTCAGGGTGGCTTTATCCGTCTTCCAACCGATGAGCCCGAAGAACAAAAATGGTTTAAAAGTAAGCGTAAGCTTGCTTACTACTAAGGACACAGCATGGCAACGAATAGCATGACCTCTTCTCTTTATGCAGCCCCACAAGGGCTGGACTCGCTTGGCTCTGAGGAGCCGGGGGTAGAGATTGAAATTGGAAACCCAGACAGCATGTCTATAGATATGTTAGGCAGTGTAGAGATTGAGTTGTCTCCAGAACCTGAGACAGCAGAAGACTTCGATGCTAACTTAGCTGAGTACATGGACGAGGGCGAGCTAGAAAGCTTAGCTAGTGATTTGATTGAGTTGGTTGATGCAGACATCAACAGTCGTAAAGACTGGGTAGAGATGTATGTTAAGGGGCTTGATGTTTTGGGTATGAAGTACGAAGAGCGTACTGAACCTTGGACTGGCGCATGCGGTGTTTACTCTACAGTGCTTACAGAAGCCGCTATTAGGTTCCAGAGTGAAACTATCATTGAGACGTTTCCAGCACAGGGCCCAGTTAAGACAGAAATCATAGGCGCGATTGATAAGCTGAAAGAAGACGCTGCTGAGCGGGTTCGTGATGACATGAACTATCAGCTAACTGAGGTGATGCAAGAATACCGCCCTGAGCATGAGCGAATGTTGTACTCATTAGGCTTAGCTGGAGCAGCATTCAAGAAGGTGTATTTTGATCCCGGCCTGAACCGTCAGACATCTATCTTTATCCCCGCCGAAGACATTATTATTCCCTACGGCGCAACCAGCGCCAACACTGCCGAACGCCTCACACATGTGATGCGCAAGACTACAAACGATATTAAGAAACTACAGGTAGCTGGGTTTTATCGTGATGTAGAGTTAGGTGAGCCCACCACTATCCACACCGACGTGGAGAAGAAAAAGGCAGAAGAACAAGGTTACTCTCTAACTGATGATGACCGGTATCAGATTCTTGAGATCCATGCTGATTACGACATGCCCGGGCATGAAGACCCTGATGGCATTGCTTTGCCATACGTTATTACTATTGACCGTAGCACAAGTGAAGTGCTTGCAATCCGCAGGAATTGGGAAGAAGGCGACAAGACCCGTTCAAAAAGACAACATTTTGTACAGTACACCTACGTGCCCGGTTTTGGTGCATATGGTCTTGGCCTGATACATATCATTGGTGGATACGCCCGAGCAGGGACAAGCCTCATCCGACAGTTGGTTGATGCTGGCACTTTATCAAATTTACCCGGTGGTCTCAAGTCTCGTGGTCTACGTATTAAGGGAGATGACACCCCTATTCAACCCGGTGAGTTCCGTGATGTAGACATACCATCCGGTAACGTAAGGGACAACATTCTCCCGCTACCTTACAAAGAGCCTAGCCAGACATTGATGGCGTTGCTCAACCAGATTACAGACGAAGCACGTAGGTTGGGTTCCATAGCTGATATGAAGGTCAGCGACATGAGCGCCAGTGCGCCCGTGGGTACAACATTGGCCTTGCTTGAGCGGCAGCTTAAGACTATGAGCGCGGTTCAGGCCCGAGTCCACTACGCAATGAAGCAGGAGTTCAAGCTTCTCAAGGCAATCATCCGCGACTACACCCCTGATGAATACAGCTACGACCCCGCCGAGGGTGATCGTATGGCTAAACAAGCCGACTACGATGCAGTAGACGTTATTCCTGTGTCTGATCCAAACAGTGCGACGATGGCTCAAAGGATTATGCAGTATCAGGCTGTTATCCAGTTGGCTCAGGGCGCACCCCAGATTTACGACTTGCCAGTACTGCACCGTCAGATGATTGAGGTGTTGGGCATTAAGAATGCGGAGAAGTTAATCCCATTGCCAGACGACATGACTCCACGGGATCCAATTAGCGAGAACATGGCGCTTATTACTGGCAAACCTACTAAGGCGTTTATCTACCAAGATCACGATGCCCACATTGCTGTACATACAACAATGATGCAAGACCCGATGGTAATGGCTCAGATTGGTCAGAGTCCGATGGCTCAGCAGATGCAGGCGGCGATTATGGCTCACGTTGCTGAACACGTTGCATTTCAGTACCGTCAGAAGATACAAGAACAACTCGGTGCGGAGCTACCTGCGCCGAATGTGGAGTTGCCAGATCAGGTCGAGGTTCAGATGTCGGCTTTGGTGGCGCAGGCGGCTGCGCAGTTGCTCACTATTAATAAAGGTCAGGCTGCACAGCAACAGGCTCAGCAGCAGATGCAAGACCCGATTATTCAGATGCAACAGCAAGAGTTGCAGATTAAGGCCCAAGAAGCTCAAATTAAGGCACAGAAAGTGCAAGGCGACTTGGCTATTAAACAGGCAGAGTTACAACTTAAAGCCCAGCAAGCTCAAGGGGAGCAGGGCGAGGATCCGGCGCTGGTTGCGCAAAGACACCAGCAAGAAATGATGGCAATGCAGCAAAAACATGAGCAAGAAATGGCTATGGCACGCCACAGACTTATGTTGGAGACGCAGCAACATCAGCAGGGCTTGTACCACAAGGGCCAAGCTCATGACCAGAATCTAGCCCACCAGCGTCAACAGGCGGAGCTTAGAGCAGAGCAAATGAGGAATCAACCCAAACCGGCTGCTAAATCGCCGGGCAAAAAAGGAGATTAATGGCTACTACTGTGATGGAGTTGCTCCAGAAAAAACTGGAGGAGCGCAAGAAACTTATTGTCGAATCAGTGGGAAGCGGCGCAGCTAAAGACTATGCCGAATACCGCGATCTGTGCGGGGTGATCCGAGGTCTAACCACCGCCCAGCAGGAAATTGAAGACCTCGTGCGTAAATTGAAGGAAAATGACGATGAGTAATTTTGATGTAGCTGCGGTCGATTTATCAGGGGTACTTAACCATAGCCCCGAAGAAAAGGCCAGACAACTCCCTGATCCAGTAACGTACCACTTGCTCTGTATGCTCCCAAAAGCAGAAGACGAGTATGACAATGGTTTACTAAAGGCAGGTCAGACCATGATGTACGAGTAACTTTTGTCCCCCGTATTATTTGTGGCAAAGATGGGGCCAGATGCGTTCCAAGACAAAACTCGCTTTCCTAGCGGCCCAAGCTGCAAAGTAGGTGATTTTATTTTGGTGCGTCCTAATTCGGGCACCCGCATGAAGATCCACGGTACTGAGTGGCGTCTAATTAATGACGATTCAGTGCAGGCAATTGTGCAAGACCCCCGTGGTATTCAACGGCCTTAAGGAGTAAATCATGGATCAAACTGAATTTGAGTTTCCCGACGAAAAGGAAGAAAACTCCCGCAAGGGCGGTAAGGTTGTTGAACCTGAAGTAGATAACGATATCCCAGAAATTGAGGTTGTAGACGATACACCCCCAGAAGACAGGAATCGTAAGCCTATGGAGGAGCCTCCAAAGGACGTGACTGAAGAAGAACTTGGTAAGTACGACGAGAGTGTACGCAAGCGTATTCAGCACTTTACTAAGGGCTACCACGAGGAGCGGCGTGCTAAAGAGGCTGCTGAGCGTGAGAAAGAAGAAGCGTTGCGTATTGCGCAAGCCGTAACTGAAGAGAACAAAAAACTCAAAGGTTCACTATCTCAAGGGCAATCTGCACTGCTTGAACAAGCTAAAAAAGTAGTTGCTAATGAGCTAGATCAGGCTAAGCGTAAATACAAAGAAGCTTATGAATCAGGTGATTCTGATGCGTTAGTAGAAGCGCAAGAAGAATTAACTACCGTCAAAATGAGATCGGAGCGGGTAAATAATTTTAAACCTACCCCTTTACAAGACGACGTACCTGATGTACAAACTACCCAAGTTCAATCAGCGCCTGCGCAAGTTGACCCAAAACTAAGAAACTGGCAAGACCGGAATCAGTGGTTTGGATCTAATAAACGAGCAACGGCTTATGCCCTCGGTTTACACGAGGACTTGGTTGGAGAGGGTATTCAAGCAGGCAGCGATGCATACTACAAACGTATCGACGCTGATATGCAAGAACGTTTTCCAGATTTGTTCGAGTCTGAAAGACAGGGGGATGCGGTATCTTCCCCTAAACCTAAGTCGAATGTTGTTGCACCGGCAACGAGAAGTACTGCGCCTAGAAAAGTCGTACTTACCCAAACGCAGGTGAATATCGCCAAGCGGCTCGGCGTTCCTTTGGAACTCTATGCTCGTAAGGTTGCGGAAGAAATGAGGAAATAAAAATGGCTGATATCGAAACTGTTAATCCCCGCACACGTAGTGTGCAACGTGATCTTGAGACTCGTGAGAAGATGGAGCGTCCTAAACAATGGATGCCCCCTCAGCTTTTGCCTGACCCTAACCCAGAACCGGGTTATGCATATCGTTGGGTTCGCGTTTCGTCTCAAGGTAAAGATGATGCCCCTAATATTTCCGGAAAACTCCGCGAGGGTTGGGAACCTGTAAAGGCGTCTGACCACCCTGAAATTCGTCTTTTTGGATCGGCCAGTGGTCGTTTCCCTGATTCGATTGAAGTTGGTGGATTACTCCTTTGCAAAACCCCAGTGGAATTTACTAGTCAGCGAGATGAGTATTACCGCAAACAAGCGGAGGCTCAGATGGCGTCGGTAGATAACACTTACATGCGCGAAAGTGACCCGAGGATGCCTATGTTTAAAGAACGTAAGTCCACGGTAACTTTCGGAAAAGGTAGTTAACTTTTTTTGGAGCTTAAAACATGGCTTATCCCACTGTCTCGGCACCGTATGGTTTAAAACCCGTCAATTCTATTGACGGCAAGCCTTACGCTGGTGCACTTCGTCAGATTCCTATGGCGTCTGGTTACGCTGCCACCTTTTTTGGTGATGCAGTGAAAATCGTGAACGGTTATCTTGATAAAGATACCGGTACTACTGCGGCCACTCCTTGCGGTGTGTTCGTTGGTGGTTCTTATGTCAACTCCTTGGGTCAGACTGTGTTTTCACAGTTTCTGCCCGCTGGTGCTACTAACCCTATTGGGTATGTAGTTGATGACCAACAAGCGTTGTTCAGAGTGGCAGTTGTGTCTGGTACTACCGTTATCGCAAGCGTAGGCCGCGATGTGGTTGGTTCCAACATGGCCTTGGTGCAAAACGCTGGCAACGCTACTACTGGTAACTCCGGTGTAGCCGTGTTGTCTACTAGTTCTAACACTACCGCCACTTTGCCAATCCGTGTGATTGACGTTGTGTCTGATACCGCCACCGGTACCAATGCGTATGTAGAACTGTTGGTGAAAATCAACACCCACCAATACAACAACACCACCGGTGTTTAAGGAGTAAGAAATGGCAATTTCACGCGCACAACTACTTAAAGAACTGCTCCCCGGTCTGAACGCTTTGTTCGGTCTGGAATACGCTAAATACGGCGAAGAGCATAAAGAGATCTACGAAACCGAAACTTCGGAGCGTAGCTTTGAAGAGGAAACCAAGCTGTCTGGCTTCTCCGCCGCTCCGGTGAAGAACGAAGGCTCTGCCATTGCTTATGACAATGGTCAGGAAGCTTGGACCGCTCGCTACAACCACGAAACCATTGCCCTGGGTTTCTCCATCACTGAAGAAGCGATGGAAGACAACTTGTACGACAGCCTGTCTGCTCGTTACACCAAGGCTCTGGCTCGCGGTATGGCGTACACCAAGCAGGTCAAAGCTGCTGCTGTGATTAACAACGGCTTTAGCGCCGGCGTTACCTACGGTGACGGTGTGTCCCTGTTCTCGACGGCTCACCCGCTCGTCTCTGGTGGCACCAACAGCAATCGCCCTGCGACTGCTGCTGACCTGAACGAAACCTCGCTGGAAAGCGCTG